ATAAATATTAAATAACAATACGGGACTTTTTACTTTGGATGTTTTCCTTTCCTTACTTATGTGGATTGGTGGCGTAACTTTAGTAAACAACAGTCAAGACTGCTTCAATGACAAAAACCTGATGGGTGAATACCTTGTTGGTAAAGATACAATTGTTCTCTGTGATGATAATATTGAACAGTCTAGACAATCAATGAAAAGAGTTTTAACTCACGAGTACATTCATTACATTTATGATCGAGATCAGAGACAAACCCCGATTCTTGGCGAAGATAATTTGAATAAACTTGTAAGGAGAATGGATTCAAGTGAAGTGATGTTTGTTTTGATGTCTGAAGACGAACACTCTGTAGATGAAGAATTTGAAGCAAGAATATTATCCGATCTTCCTTCAATATTATTATTTTTTCTTGATGTTTTTTTAATGATTTTTCACTGATTCATAGTTCAAAACTGCTTTGACTGGAGAATAAACCGAATAAAAAAATTACGGGGTTCACCACCCCGTTTTTTTATGCTATAATATAAATATTAATGGTTGCCTTCGGGGACCACAAAACACAAACTCGCTTAATTAAGGAGCTATCAAATGGGAGACCTAACGAGGTACAATGCTGCCAACATGAATCAGCTGTTGGAGCGCATAAATAGGAACAGTATTGGTATGGACGAGTATTTTGATCGTCTGTTTGCACTACACGAAACAACGACAAATTATCCGCCCTACAATTTGATTCAAGTCAGTGATACAGAATCACGGCTGGAATTAGCACTTGCTGGATTTAAAAAGGAACAAGTAAATGTCTACACGCAAGATGGAAAACTTTTCATTGAAGGACAACGAGAAGACGGAGAAACAGAAACCAAGTATGTCCATAGAGGAGTGGCTCAACGATCATTCACAAGATCTTGGACCATGGCAGAGGATACGGAAGTTAGATCAGTTGAATTTGAGGATGGGTTGCTAACAATTGTTCTTGGCAGAATCGTCCCAGAGCATCATCAAAGAAAAGACTGGTTCTAAATACCACTGAATATCGTCGTCGCATGAGGGGATACTGGCAAAATCCAGTTGACTCCCCTCTTTTTTCTTGCTATGATACTTGAAAAGGAGTTAGTATGACTGTCAAATTAGCACTACTAAAATCTGGTGAAGAGGTCATCTCTGATGTTGCAGAGATGGTTGTTGAGGAGAAGGTGGTAGGATACATCTTCAATTATCCTTATGCAGCAAAACTCTTTGGTGGATTGAAGAAGGGTGAGAAGAATACTATTCAACTCACTCCATGGTTGCCTCTGAGTAAAGATGTGAGCATTCCAGTAGCAATGGATTGGATCATTACTTTTGTGGAACCTGTGACCAAACTAAATGAAATGTATTCCCAAGCTATGGAGGACTATGGATTTAAAAAACCTGAAGTTGATACTGCTGGTGAACAACCAGATGCTGCTGACGCAGATTGAGGAAGTATCCACAGAGCTGGGTGAACCAGACTGCAAACTGACTGAACCATTTGTATTCAATGGTGATGAAACTCTTGAACCATGGTTGACAAAGTACACTGGTCAAAATCAATTCATGATTCATTCTGATAAGATCTTGACTATTACAGAACCAAATAGTAAACTGAGAAAAAAGTATGAGGAACTCTTAGATTAATGGCACTTTCTAAATCAGTAGAAGACTCTCTGGCAGAGGCAGAATCTAATCTTAGAAATGCTCTTGCCTTTGCAGCACGTCAGGAAAGACCAATGGTCTGTGGTATAATTGCTGAGATGATATCAAAGATTGATAGTCTCCAGTCTATGGATTCCATTTTGGATAAATTGGAGAACAGAAAATCAGGAGACAGTGGCATGTTTGGTTCCTTTTTTAATGATGATGAAGAATGAAGTTTTACACCAATGTCCAGATGATTGGAAACAATTTTCTGGTTCGTGAATATGAGAATGGAAAAAGGACAATGTACAAACAGGATTATCAACCAACCCTGTTTGTAAAATCTAAAAGAGAATCAAAATGGAAAACTCTTGATGGTGAGAATGTAGAACCAATCCAACCTGGCACTGTAAGAGATTGTAGAGAGTTTTATAAGAAGTATGAGGGAGTAGATGGATTCCCCATCTATGGTAATGAAAGATATGTTTATCAATATATCTCAGATAATTATCCTGAGGAAGAGATCAAGTTTGATATCAGTAAGATCAAACTGGTGACAATGGATATTGAGGTCCAGGCTGAGCATGGATTCCCTGATCCTGATTCCTGTTCAGAGGAGATGTTGACCATCTCTATTCAGGATTACACAACCAAGAAAATTATCACATGGGGTAGGCACCCCTATAAACCAACTCAAGATAATGTGACATATCACTATCATGAGAATGAGGATGATATGTTGAATGCATTCCTGCATTACTGGTCACAGGATGTGCCTGATGTTGTTACAGGTTGGAATGTCAGACTGTATGATATTCCATATCTTTGTGGAAGAATCCAGAGAGTTCTTGGTGAGAAGAAAGCAAAGATGCTCTCACCTTGGGGGATGGTTCATCAGGATAAAATTTACATTTCTGGTAGAGAATTCAAGATTTATGATATTGTTGGTCTTACGACTTTGGACTATCTTGAACTTTATAAGAAGTTCACTTATAAAGCACAAGAGTCTTACAGACTGGACTACATAGCACAGGTAGAGCTGGGTCAAAAGAAACTTGATCATAGTGAGTTTGATACCTTCAGGGATTTCTATAGGGGAAACTGGAAGAAGTTTGTAGATTATAATATTATTGACGTGGAACTTGTTGACCGCTTGGAAGACAAGATGAAATTGATTGAGCTTGCCTTGACCATGGCATATACTGCTAAGGTCAATTATCTTGATGTGATGTTCCAGGTAAGAATGTGGGACACCATTATTTACAATTACCTCAAGAAGAAAAATATTGTCATTCCTCCTAAGGACAAAACTGATAAGGATTCTAAGTTCGCAGGTGCTTATGTCAAGGAACCAATTCCAGGAGTCTATGATTGGGTTGTTAGTTTTGACCTTAATAGCCTCTATCCTCATCTTATCATGCAGTACAATATCTCCCCAGAGACGCTCATTGATGAGAGACACCCAAGAACGACTGTTGATAGAATCCTTGAGGAGGAGTTAAACTTTCAGATGTACAGTGACTATGCAGTTTGTGCCAATGGTGCAATGTATAGAAAAGATGTGAAGGGATTTCTCCCTGAACTAATGGAGAAAATGTATGCAGAAAGGGTGATCTTTAAAAAGAAAATGCTCCAAGCAAAACAAGCATATGAAAAGACACCTACTAAAAAACTTGAGAAAGAGATTGCCAGGTGCAACAATATCCAAATGGCTAAGAAGATCTCTCTTAATTCTGCTTATGGCGCTATCGGTAATCAGTATTTTAGGTACTACAAACTTGCCAATGCAGAAGCAATTACGCTCTCAGGACAAGTGTCCATCAGATGGATAGAGATGAGAGTTAACAAGTATCTAAATAATCTATTAAACACAGAAGATGTAGACTATGTCATCGCATCTGACACTGATTCAATCTATATTAATTTTGGACCTCTTGCTGATAAATTTTTTAGCAATAAACTCAGCAATAAAGTTGAGACTGTGGAGATCATTAACAAGATCTGTGAAGACAAGTTGGAACCGTTCATCGAATCCTCTTATCAAGATCTTGCGTCGTATGTGAATGCATATGACCAGAAGATGCAGATGAAGAGAGAGAATATTGCTGATAGGGGAATCTGGACTGCAAAGAAAAGATATATTCTGAATGTATGGGATAGTGAGGGTGTGCGCTATGAAGAACCTAAACTAAAGATCATGGGTATTGAGGCAGTAAAGTCATCCACACCTGCCCCATGTAGAACTATGATTAAGGATGCACTCAAACTAATGATGAGTGGGACAGAGGATGATGTCATTGATTTTATTGATGATGCCAGAGAAAAGTTCAAGAATATGAAGCCAGAGGATATTGCTTTTCCAAGAACAGTCAGTGATGTCACAAAGCACAAGAATTCTGCAACAATATATGGAAAGGGCACACCTATCCATGTAAGAGGAGCACTTCTATATAATCATTATGTGAAGGAGAAAAAACTTGATAACAAGTATTCTCTGATTAACAATGGTGAAAAAATAAAGTTTGTCTATCTCAAGAAAGCAAATCCCATTAGAGAAAATGTGATATCTTTTATCTCTGACTTCCCACTGGAACTTGGAGTTGACAAATATATTGACCATGACTTACAATTTGACAAAGCATTCTTGGAACCTGTCAAGGCAATACTTGATGCCATTGGTTGGAACGTTGAAAAAGTAGTTAACCTGGAGATATTCTTTGGATGAAAGATCAGAACACAATTAAAGATAATGAATCCAAACAAGAGAAATGGAACAGGGGACTTGATCTTTTCATAGAATCAGTTCTTAAACCTGACCCAAACCTTAGACAGTGTGCTCACAATCAAAAGTGTTATCATGAGTTGATGGATGTACGTCAGGACATTCTTCAAAAGTTGAAAAGTATGAGGTGGCATTGATGGATTTTTTGAAAGAAATTGTAAAAGAGATTGGGGATGACTTCACCAAACTGGCATCAGATATTGATGACACTGAAAAATTTGTTGACACAGGTTCTTACATTTTTAATGCACTTGTGTCAGGCAGTATTTTTGGTGGTGTATCTGGGAATAAGATTACTGCCATTGCTGGGGAGTCTAGCACTGGAAAAACTTTTTTCTCTCTTGCTGTTGTCAAGAACTTCCTTGATTCTAACCCTGATGGTTATTGTCTATATTTTGACACTGAAGCCGCTGTTAACAAGTCTCTTATCGCAAGTAGGGGCATTGACTTAGATAGATTGGTTGTGGTCAATGTTGTCACCATTGAAGACTTTCGTAGTAAGGCATTGAAAGCAGTTGATATCTTTCTCAAGAAACCAGTTGATGAACGCAAACCCTGTATGTTTGTTTTGGATTCTCTTGGTATGTTATCTACTGAGAAAGAAATCACTGATGCTTTGAATGATAAGCAGGTAAGAGACATGACCAAATCACAATTGGTCAAGGGTGCATTCAGGATGCTGACATTGAAGTTGGGTCAGGCAAATATTCCTATGATAGTAACTAATCACACCTATGATGTAATTGGAGCATACGTACCTACAAAAGAAATGGGAGGAGGTAGTGGTCTCAAGTATGCAGCATCTACAATCATTTATCTCAGCAAAAAGAAAGAAAAGGATGGAACAGAAGTCGTTGGCAATCTTATCAAAGCTAAGACTCACAAGTCTCGTTTAAGTAAGGAGAACAAGGATGTTACAGTGCGTTTGTATTACGATGAGCGTGGTCTTGATAGATATTTTGGTCTTCTTGAACTTGGTGAGATTGGCGGACTTTGGAAAAATGTAGCTGGTAGATATGAAATAGATGGGAAGAAAGTTTATGCCAAAGCAATCTTAAAGGATCCAGAAACATATTTCACCCCAGAAGTAATGGAGAAGTTAGATGAAATTGCCAAAACTGAGTTCTCATATGGTAAGGGTCTATGACAATATTTTTCCAGAGGAGATGGGTGATGCCCTAGTTCATACATTTGAAAAAACAAAGCATGGGCAAGAGTATATTAATCATAATCATACACCATGCTTTACTCAATTGAATATGAATGAGCATCATCCTGGTGCAGTCAGACTATTTGTCAACTGGACTAGGATTGCCTATCATGATTATGTGCGTGAAACTGACAACAAACACATTCCAAAGTTTCAACATTTGGAAGAGTTTAGAATAAAGAGGTATCTTACCAACAGAGATGAAAGATTTGATGAACATGTTGATGTTACAGATTATCCCTCTGCAAGGAGAGCACTTGCTTTTTTATTCTATTTGAATGATAATGATGGTGACACTTATTTTCCTGATCATCAACTGATTGTACATCCAAAGGCTGGGAGAGTTTTGGTCTTTCCTCCCACCTGGGAATATCCACACATTGGATATTCACCAAAGACACAAAAGAAATATATCATGAGCACCTATCTACACTATGGACAAAATTGAGTTCCTAATCCTAAAGAACTTACTCAACAATGAAGATTACATGAGAAAGGTGGTGCCTTTTGTCAAGGCAGACTACTTTGAGGATAGTAATCAAAGAGTAGTGTTTGAGGAGATTTTTAGTTTTGTCTCTCAATATAATGAGGTTCCTACAAGAGAAATTATTTCTATTGAGGTAGAGAAGAGAAAAGATCTCAATGAAACCGCTCTTAAAGAAGTTTCTCACTTGATTGGATGTCTTGATGAGACACCTGTTGAGTATGAGTGGTTGTTGAATACCACAGAGAAGTGGTGTAGAGACAGGGCAATCTATCTTGCTTTACTTGAATCCATTGGAATTGCTGATGGTAATAATGAGAAGAAGACACCTGATGCCATCCCATCAATTCTGTCTGATGCTCTTGCTGTAAGTTTTGATAATCATGTTGGACATGATTACTTACTTGATTATGAGGAGAGATATGAGTTATATAATAAGAAAGAAACAAGAACAGAGTTTGATCTTGAGTATTTTAACAAGATTACAAAGGGTGGCTTACCAAACAAAACTCTTAATATTGCTCTTGCTGGCACTGGTGTTGGTAAGTCTTTGTTTATGTGTCATGTCGCAAGCAGTGTGCTACTCCAAGGCAAAAACGTACTATACATCACGCTTGAGATGGCTGAGGAGAAGATTGCTGAAAGAATTGATGCTAATCTTTTGAATGTCAATATACAAGAGATTGCTGATCTACCAAAGGTAATGTTTGAGAATAAGGTGACAAACCTTGCCAAGAAGACACAGGGCACGCTAATTATTAAAGAGTATCCTACAGCATCTGCACATAGTGGACATTTTAAGTCACTTCTTAATGAACTTGCACTTAAGAAGTCATTTAGACCTGATATTATTTTCGTTGATTACCTTAATATATGTGCTTCCTCTAGGTATCGCGGAAAC